GGTAACCAGAAGTCTTCCATCATTGTCATAAACTTACGATCATCTCTTATCTCACCTGATGCAGCATCATAAACTAATCTATTCTTATGCTTAGTCATCATATCTCTTAGATATTGTTCTGCTTTCATCTTAGGTAAGTTACCTACATCAATATAGAATATTCTTCTTTCTGGAGCTCTACTAATTCTATAAATTACAGATGCATCTTCTAAAACTTGTAATTGATTTAATGGCTTTATAGCTTTATGTAAATGTGATAAAACCATTTTATTATATTCATCTGATAAGCCAGATGTAATATGAACTATTGAATCTTTAGCAATCTTTAAGCCCTGAGCTCCACCCGCTGCTAATGGGTCTGGTGTTTGATAGGCTTTACTATGAAAACCTTTATCATTATATACGTAGAATTCTTTTACTACTTTTACTACAGTATATCCACCCTTTCTTTCTTTCTTTGTTTGTCTAATCTTTCTGATCTTTCTTGGATCAATATATCTAAGCTCTTGTATACCTTGCTCTACATCAGTCTCATCTACTACAGCATGAAAATATAATCTACCATCTACATACCATTTACGGAACAGTTCATAACCTGATTGAGTCAAAAATAATAACTCACAAGATTTTTTAAACTCTTCTTTAATACGTTTTTTAATTGATACAGATAGATCTAGATTATCTAGATTAATATCTACTACTGGTTGAGTAGGATCACTAATAATAGTTTCGTTAATAATATCATCAATAGCATGTTCAACCTCAGGTTGAAGTGCCATTTTTCTATAACGTGTGACTAGCTCTGCTTCGTTTTTAGCAGTGCCTTCAAGATCCACATAGGTACCATACATCCCTCCGGACGTAGTAACGTTGACTGCCCCGTCATCGTATTGTGGAGTAACGAATGATTGAGCCTTAGACTCTGGTTTAGAGTCATCTGCTCTTTTGATTTCAAAGCCGAATAATTGAGCCATTTAGAATCTCCATAATGAAAATAGCAGAGAGGCGGACAGTAGTCCGCCCTCTTTCAAATATTTATGTGCCCGCGTTACCAGTAACACCGCTAACTGTCCAGTAATCATATTGAAATGAAACATCAAATTGAGCTATTTCATCAACTGATTCCCAGGAAAGCGGAATCTCAGTAATGTCTGTTGGGAAAATTCCTACAAACTTATACTCTCTGATAGGTACACCTGTCTTAGAGAATTGAGTAACAGTTGCATCAGTCTTATATTCTGATGGACTAGCTTCTCCAAACTCTCTCAAGTTGCCTACGTGGCTGTTAATTGCATGAGACCACTCTTCCATAGCATTTCTGATAAGAAAGTCTTCATCGTTGATGACTGTAACAGGCCATGGAGCAAATACCCTGTTGCCAGCAACTTTAAATTTTCTTCCGAAATATGGAACCTCTACAAGACCCAGAGACGAAGCTGGAAGTTGTGAAGCCTTCACCATGAAAGGAGTTTTAAGATCCCCAGCACCGTTAACAGGATTATTAATCCTTACTTGGAACAGGGAAGGACGTGCACCGCCTAATACTAGCTGCGATCTAATTTCATTTATATTAAATGCCATCTCTCTTTACTCCTTAAAATTTACCAACTACTTCTGAGAACTCTACTCCAGACCTTACGGCTACGAAGTTAAGTTGTATAAAGTTAATTGATTTAGCAGGCTTGACATATATATCACCTACAAATTCGTTTCTATCTATTACTTCTCCAGTATTGTTTGAATCGTCACAAACAACTCTAAAGTCGTATATACCTCTTCGTCCTTGTACATCTCTTAAGAATGGTTCAATTAAGTTAACAAACTGAGCTCTTGTAAACTCATCATTAAATTCGAATAATGAGAATTGAGCTGCATTACTAATTGCTTTCTCAAGTACGATGAATAAACGTCTTACGTTAATTCTATCAAAAGCACTTGGTTTTGCTAGTAGTGTTTTGTCACCAAATAGAACTGTTCCTTGTCCTGGGAATGAAACAACCGGGTTAACACCAGCTTTATAGAGTTGATCTCTAAATGCTAGTCTTGGATTAAATGCTAGTTTAACAACATTCTTAATTTGACCTCTGTTGAATCCACCTGGAGAGAACCAAGCATCTCTTTCGCCATCTGTTCTAGCACATAGACCAGCAATGTCACCGTTCAATGGTACGTATCTATATACGTCACCGAACTTATCGTATTGATATTTGTAACCACTGTCTATGATACCGTATGATGAAGATCTGCAAGAGTTTCTAAATGCAATTACGTTATCTGTTTGTGTAGATAAGCTTGTTACGTCTACAACATCAGCTCTATCTGGAGAACCGAATACAACGCAATCTTTTCTTACTTCACAAATGTTATCTATAATGTAGTTAAGTAGTCCTTCTCCATTACTACCACCAACTGCTTTACCAGTTAATAGTAATGAAATGTCTACATCAGCTGCGTCTGAGAATAGATCGTAGCCTACTGCTAGATCTCCTAAACTAATTGCTGATTCGCCATTACCGTCTGCACCACCTGAGAAATCATATTTTCTTGGTAATGCTGTTGATAGAGCTGCCATTGCTGAACCTAGACCTGATGTTAATGGATTATTAACTACGTAGATCCAATTAGATGAATTATCGATCTTATCTTTCCAGTATAAGGATTCACCTGATTCGTTTTTAGCGTCTGTTGCTCTTGAGAGGTTTGACCACTTCTCTAAAATTGTTCCTTTTACGCCTGAGATATCTCCATTACCGTCTACTACAACGACGTGGACTTCATCTCCTGCACCACCTTTGCCTTCTACATAAGGAGATGTACCTGGAGCTGCGTCAAAGTTATCTACATAACCCCAACTTCTCTCTAATACTGTCTCGTTAATGTTTGTTGCTAATGTGTATCTGTTCTCAAATGTAATGACCCTTGTTGCGCTGATGACACCTGCACCACCACCATTTTGATCTAATACGTCTGAGCTATCTGCTGCTATTGATTTAACTTGTAGTTTTTGTTCACCAATTGATGAATTACCTACTTTAATTAAATCCCCTACCTGGATATCTGCTACAACTTCATCTAAATAAGCTGAAGCTTGTGCATTAGAAATAGTTGTACCTGATGTAATAATTGTTAAGTTAGCTGTTAAGCTACCTGTAACAAAAGCTAATGAACCAGTGTTAATATGATCTGTATTACCTGCTGTGGTAATAGTTACATTACTTTGAAATGCAGCTGCAGAATCACATATTTCAACCTTTAGCCCGTCGCCTCTAGCGCCTGGATACTTAGCTACAACAATATGATCAGCGTTAGCAGTATAGCTAGCTGCATCAAAATCAACTTTGTTCTTAATTAGTACACCAGAAGTGTTACCACCACTTCCTGATACGATACCAGTAGAGTTAAGCGCAGCACTTGAAACTGTTCTGACAACGTATAACTTGTTGCCATAGTTTAAAAAGTTTGATGCGGTAAAGAATGTTTCGAAGTTGGATGCTTTGGGCTCACCAAAACGTGATACTAAAGAAGTTTCGCTATCAACGAGAACTCTTTGCTCAACAGGACCCCACTCAAATACACCAGCTATTGCACCTTCCGTTGTGGAAACTGCAGGCACTACTGTAGTTAAGTCGACTTCGCTAACATTTACACCGGGACTGACTTGAAATGCCATCTTATGCTCCTATATTAAAAATTCAAATAGTTTGAATATATTTATTAAAACTTAGGGTTAGAAAACTACCAGCTCCCCTCTTGGAGATAACCATCTGCTATGGGCTCAATCCCATCTTCTACAAACCCAAATGGAAGCATATCATCTTCTATCATCTTGGCGTGTTGATCCTGAGTATGTTTTCTAACGTCTGTTTGTGTTAACTCTTTAAAATAATCTTGAATGCTCAACCAACCAAATAATACTAAACACATTACTAAGTCATCATGACAGCCTCCTTCGGCTTCATATGACTCACCTTTTTGAGCAAAATGTGTGAGCTCTTCTAAAATTTTATAATCTGATATAAATAGACTGTCGTTTTCTATTAATGTCTTTAGATTTAGGCATCCCGTTCTTTTGACTTGCTTAGTAGTTCTTACGCCAAAATATTGTCCTCCTGAACCAAAACCTGATGATAAAACTTGTCCTGCTCTACCTCTTGCAGCTGACATCAATACGTTTTCTATCTCTAAATCATTATGTAATGATTCAGCTACTGACATTCCTATATCATTTGACTCAATAAGCATATAAGCATTGTTATATTTTCTTGCTAATCCGGCTATTACTTGAGGGAAATTCATAGGAGATATTTCGTTATTCTGATATACAGCAACTACCCTTGATGGTATTTCTGTTACATCTATAACTACTACTGCTGAGTAATCGTTATTTACTCCTCTAGCAGTATCACAAATAGCAACATACATATGATCTTTTTGTTGCTCTTCATAAATTCTATAATGTTCGTTTTCTGTTATCGGTCTTTTATATACTAATCGTTTTAAAACTGAAGGTGATATAAGAGTATTAGATGAGCCAATAAACTCACATTCAAACTCTACTCTAAACTGATCAGCAGAAGTGTTTCTTATAGTTTGTTCTTTCCATTCTTTATCTCTTCCTGGTACATCTGACCAATGAACATCTATTCTTTGGTATTCATTTATACCTTCTTCACTATCATTCCATATTTTATAAAATAGATTTAGACCGTTTGGTGTAGAAGTAATAAGTACTTTAGATGTTTTACCAGATGAAATCGTAGGATATACAGAAGCAAAGAACTCTTCTTGTATATGCATAGGTACAAAAGCAAACTCATCAAGGTAAATTAAGTTAAAAGACCCACCTCTAATTGCTGATGCTGATGTAGAAGCTGCTAATATCTTAGAGCCGTTCTCTAATTCAACATTACCTTTGTTCCATTCGACAACTCCTAATTGTAACCATCTAGGCAAATGTTCATATGCTAGAGATATCCTAGCTAAAATTTCTCTAGATTGCTGAGACTTGTGAGCTAGAATAGCTATACTAAAAGATTCATTAAACATTAAATACCATAACAACGTAGCAGCAATAGTAGTTGTCTTACCAGACTGTCTAGGCATTTTACATATAACAAATCTCTCATCTTGAACTAACTTAACTATATCTTCTTGAAAGTCATAGAGATTAAAGGGCACCAAGCCTTCATCAATATTTACAATTTGAATATAAGTTTGAATAAAATAGATAGGATCTTGAGAACATTTAACAAACTCTTCTATTTGCTCAGGAGTAAACTCTTGAGGAACATTAGCTCGCTTTAGGTTAGGATTACCTAAGTAATTTTCTCTAGCTTGATTCATTTATTTGTTTCTTAATAAGCTTTTGTAGGTCACCAGTACTACCTACAAACAAAGTATTATTTACAGTAGAAGGACTTTTTCCTCCATTAGCTGTTGTTTCTATATTTTGTTTCTTTTTAGATAGATCCATTAACGCAATATTAGCATCAGATAATGTTCTAACTAAAGTAGCAACTACCTCAAATGCTCTAGGGTGTTGGGATTGCTGCGCAACTTCTAAAAGTTCTGTAAGAGCATTAGAACCGTTTTCAATAACTTGATATAAATTGCCTCTTGCATACTCAAAATCATTGTCAAGCTTACTATCGCTTACAATTTCTTTTGCTTTAGTTATATCTTTTTTAAGAGGTTCAAGTTCTAAAAACTCACCAATAGTGTCTTTATTATCCATTAAAATATTTATCTGTCACGAATCCATAGTTATCATTTGCACTGACGCTATCAGTATTTATAGCAACGGTGCTATTAGAAGTTGGATTACCGTTAGCGTCTAACCCAGGAGTTATAGTTATTCTGCTTGCAGGAGTAGCAATACTATTAATAGTAAATGCTCCTGGCGCACCTGGATCAACATAAAATTGAGTATTTGCTTTCTTAATAAGACCTTTCTTATCTTCTACAGGACCGAATACATATCCTTTTATATCAAATCTTAAAGTATGAATAAGAGCTCTTCTTGATTCAAAATTACCTTCATAACTATCTGATGTATTTAAGCTTTGAAATACTACTGGAATATCAAAACCAAAATCTAACCCATCTATTAATTTTAAAGTAGCTGTAAACTCAGGAGTAAAATAAGGTAAGATCTGCTCTAGTATTCTAACTCCATCTTCAGCATTTTTTACCATAATAGCTAATTCAAAACCAATATTAAAAGGGGTTGGTGTCCCTACACTTGATAAATTAAATGATTGATCTCTTTTAGCTTGAACTAAATCTCTCATAGGATTCATTCTACGCTCAGGATCATATTGAAATGAAATCATTTCAAAAGACATTCTTGGTAATTGTATTTGAATTTGCCTATCTAAATTAGGATCTACATTTAGTCTTTCGATAAACTTCTGTCTTGGTCCGTATGAAATAGGCACACGCATAGTCTGAATAGTTTCACCAGCATTATTCTCTCTATCTATTTCAATATTATTAAAAAGAGTTCCAAAGTAAACTACATACTTTCTAATAACACCGTTGTAATATTTCTTACCAAACATTAAAAGTTATTCTCACTAAATGGATTAAACTCACTAAAGTCAATAAATTCTAATCCTTCATCTTGGAAGAATGTTGAATCGTCATCTTTATCTTGAGTTCTCTTATCGTAGTTATCGTTTATAATTTCTTGACCTGATTCCGTTGTTAAAGCTAAACCTGTTTCTAATGTGAGACCTCTTGCATCTAATAAGTAAGATTGAGATCTATCTACTTCAATACTATCTATTTCAGGAATACCAGTACTAAATCTTTCATCAGAATATTCAAATGTTTCTAAAGAAAGATCATATGTTTGTAGATCACCTAATTGATAAAATAATGCATCATGTTTAACGAATTTAACTTCAAACAATTTACCTATTGCGGTAGGAAGCGAACCTTTTACCCATGGTAAAAATATAAGATCACCTTCTCTAGGTCTAGTTATATTAGGATTAAACTCTTCTATTTCTTCAACAAATCTTCTTCTTGCAATAGTTACATTCATTTGATCTTGAATAGTAAGACCAAATCTTTCCATAAAGGCACCTTGACCTTCATAACCTTCTACTGACTTAATATATAATTCTAAAGGATAAGCAGTTTCAAATTTAGATAGAACTGCTTCTGAATATAATTGATCTTGTTCTACTTGATTTCTAGGAAGGTAAAATGACTCTTGACC